CGCTGGGGGTAACGGGCGCGGTCGGAACTGCGGCAGGCGTAGGGGTCTGCGGTGCCTTTTTGTTCTTTGCGGCCTGCTCCTTTTGGGCGTTGGCCATTTCCTCGTTATATGCTTCGCTAAAGGCCTGGCCTATCTGCTTGCCATAGTCGGAAAAGCCCGCTTTGAGCTTGCCCAGAGCCGCCGAAATGCCGTTAGCGTCCAGACTGAAAGCCGCCTTAATAAGGTCGCCTATGGCACCAAACACGGCCTTGGCCATGTCGCCGATGCCCGTAAAACAGGCCTTAAATGCCGCCCATGTGCCCTTGAGCACGGCGCGAAACTTGGCCGACGTGTTCCAAAAGTACACGCCCACGGCTATGAGCGCGGCAATGGCCGCAGCTATCCAGCCGACAATGGGTATGTTCATAATGGCCACACTGACGGCGCGGCAGGCCGTAACGGCTGACAGCTTAAACGCTCCGAATGATGCCGACGCTATGCCCGCGAATGTGGCCGACGCGCCGCCCGTCGTTACCAGCGACAGCAGGAACGACCCCAGGGCTTTAAGCCCCTGCAATATGCCGACGGTGGCGAAGCGTACCACGGCCAGCGTGGCGCGGGTTATGTTTATCATAAACCCGTTGCTAACGAACTGACCCGTCAGGAGCTCGCGGTTCATTAACATGGCCTGAATGCGGGCGGCGTACATAAAGCCGCGAATGCTGCCCCACATGTTCGCCCACTGTATGCCCTTAATCCACGTCATAAGACTGCCCAGGCCTGAAAATAGCGGTATCATTTGCGCCACGGGCACCAGCACGCCAGCCAGGGCACCCGCCCACATGGTCGCGCCGCCCGTAGCTTGGAAGATGCTAATTTTTACGTCCTCGATTTGCTGGTTTATACGCGCCTGCTTTTCGGCGTAGCTGTCCATTACGATGGCGGCCTGCTCTTCTGCGCTCTGGGTGCCTGTTACGGCCTCGGTAAAGGCCGCCAGCTGGTCGCTGCCCTGCACCAGGGCGCGCGCGGCGTTGGCGTTCTCCATGCCGAAGAGTTTACTAAACAGCGCGCTGTCGTTCAGCACGGGTTTAAGCATGTCCAGGCGTTCCTTCAGGCTCTTGGTCTTGTCGCCCAATGCCAGCACGTCGATGCCTGCGGCCTCCAGCTCTTCGCGGGTGTCTTTAGGCAAAAATCTGCCCTGCCCCAATATGGCCAGGGTATTGCGCAGAGCCACGCCGCCCTCGCTGCCTTTTTTACCTGCTTTGTCCAGCACCTGAATGGCGGCGTTGGTCTCTTCAAAGCTGACGTTAGCGGCTTTGGCGGCCATACCGCACTGCTCCAGGGCTGACTTGATAGCGGGCAGCTCCGCGCTGCCTGCCTGACCTGCCGCCGCCATGGTGTTCATCATGTCGGCCATGGTCTTGCTGGCTGCTATGGGGTCGTCCAGGCTCACGCCGTATTGGTTCATGGCGGTAGTGAGCACCTGGGCGGCGGCCACTCCGTCGCCGCCCATAAGTTTGCTCGTTATCTGAATGCTGTTGCCCATGGATTGCAGAGCTTCGGGGCATTTGCCCAGCTCTGGGGTCAGCTGCGACAGCAGCAGTTTGTAACCCTCCACGGCCACGGCGGCGTCCGTTCCAAAGGTTTTCGCGCTCTGTCGGGCGTAGCCCTCTATTTCTTTGAGCGCGTCGCCCGTAACGCCTGCCACGGCGGACAGGTCGTGCATTTGGCTGTCCAGAGCCACGCCGCTGGTCGAAAGCCCCTCAAGGGTGCCTGCCAGGCGTTCAACATAGCCACATGCAAGGTCGAATGTGGCCAGCTTCTGGGCAAAAGACAACACCCAGCCCTGCGCGTTTTCCATTTTACCCGAAAACTCGCCGACGGCTCTGTTCATGTTGTCGACCTTTGCCTGGAAGTCGCCACCGATGTTAAAAATATAATCAAATGCTTGCATGTCAATTATTTTTATTATATTTGCAACACTGTTAAATGTTACATGCCATGTTTGAAGCTATAATCGTGTTTATTCTGAAAGCCTTAACTGCCATTGCGTGCTGCCTTTTCATTGTGGCTCCGCTGGTGCTGGTGGTTAGGTTTGCTGTGGCATTTATCCATGACCATTTTTCCCGTCGCTAAATAAAGCGGCTATCATTTTGGCCTGGCGTTTCAGTCTCCAATTTTCCAACCATGCAGCAGCGGCGTAATGTGTCGCGAAGTCTTCGGCACTCACAGCTGTGGGGTCGATTGCTGGGAAGTTTGCCCGTATCAATGCGCAGGCTTTCAAAAAGCCGTCTTCTGGCGGGTCTTCCTTGTCGTCGTCCTCATTAAGCTGGTGTGCCTCTATAAGTTTTTTAAGCTTGCAGAGACAGAGGCAAAAGCCACGTTAAGCTGTCCCATACATGCAGTAAAGAGCACAGCGTCATGGCGCAGGTCTTCGCTACCTCCCAGCCAGCAGCCGTCGAAGAGCACCTGTGCGCTTCGCATTTCGTCTGACTTGGCCAGCTTGTTGACTGCCGCCATGGTCTCCATGCTCGGTCGGTGGAAATAGCCGACATGCAGGTCGCCGTCGTCCTCCACGTCGATGCGGGTAACTTTACGGTGCTGGGCTTTCCACTTGTTTATGTTCTCATTTGTGATGCCACCGTCATAGGTGTGCTTTTCTGCGGGTGCAGGGGTTGTTTCCTGGTTCATTTTAATGGGTCTTTAAGTGTTTTTTATTGTGTCTTTAAGTGCTGTTATACGTTGGCGGTGGGGTCGGCTGGCTGGCCGCCCCACCGCCCGCGTTTATTTATTCCATTCGATGTGCGACAGCACGAGGTCGATTTCTATCTCCTGGCCTGTGTCGCCCTCTTTCCAGCCGCGCCCGTTGTTCTTAAACATTACGTTGCGCAGCTTGTCGATTGACACCACGCCTGTGTCAGGCAGATAGCTGACGATGATGTCAAACGGTGCTATGTCCTGGAGGCGGCCTGTCGGGCTTTGCCGCTGTATGGCCTCCACCTCTTCCTGGTACAGGGTAATTTTGCCCGTGGCCGTTATGCGGCCTTTGGCGTAGCCCACGGGATAGCGGCCAGCCCCGTATTTGGTTACGATGTCCTGGTCGTCCTTGTACTCGATGCCTGTAATACCTGTTACAGGCACGCCAGCGATTGCACAAACGATGTCTGCCCAATCATACAGTTTGCCGTTTACATACGGTATGCCATTGTTTCCTATCATATTACAGCGATTTTACGTAACCGATTTTTACTTTGATTTTGCGAATTACACCCACGGGCACGTTCTTGATTACCACCTCCACGGTGCTGGTGGCCAAAACGTCCTGTTCAGGGTCTACGGAGGCCTGGTAGCCCGAAAGCTCGCCCGCCTTTTCCATGTCTTCCAGGGCTTTGTTTGCAGTGGTCTCCAGGTGTGCCACGGTGTAGCTCTGGAGCTTGCCCGTGCTGGCTTCGATGTAGACGTTGCCGCCCAGCTCTGGGGTCAGGTAGGTGCGAATGCCACGGCACGCTTTGTCCATGGTGCGCACCAGCTCGATGGCGTTGTAGTCGCTAATGGCGGCGTCCATGTTGTGGCTGTCGTTCCAATAGCTGCCCGACACGCCCACAATGGGGGTCAGGAAAAGAAAACGGGCTGCGTCCAGCTTCTCCAGCCACGCCTTGTCGATGTTGCGCACCTCGATGCCGTCGCTCAAAGCGGGCAGGCTGATGCCCGACGGGAATTTCTTAACCCATGAAATGCTTTCATGCACTGCGGCGGCTGACACATGCCCCAGCCATACGCCTATGCAGCTGACGGCGTTCTTGGTGGTCTTGTTGCTGGTCTCCGCGAAGAGCAGCGCGCCCGTGTCGGTGGTGCCGCCAGCCTGGGCGATGATGACCGACACGCGCGGGGCAGATGCCGCGATTTTGAGCTTGTCGAGCTCCTGGTAGCCGCTTTTGAGGCTCGGCGCATAGCCTACCACTGCGGGCGCGTTGTTTAAGTCCAGCGCGTCGGCCTTGGCCTGCAATAGCGTTACGTTCTCGGCGGTCAGGGCTGTGAGGCCGTCCCAGATGCCGAACTGTCGGATTGCTCCGTTGGCATAGTTCTGCATGGTGGCCAGCTCTGCGAATGTGTGCGCGCTGGGCTTGGCGAAAATGCCCACATACAGGCTTATGCCGTCGTTAATGCGGAACGTTTCGGCCAGCTGGTAGTGCATTACCCTGGTCGCCCATGTGGCCTTGCTGTCGGCGGTAATGCCTAACGCTTCGGCGCGGTCTATGGTGCTGACAGCCTGCACAGGCTCCGTCTTGAAGCTGTCGGGTATGTCGGCCTCGGTAACATAAAAGATGATGCCAGACACATGGTCTTGACCTGCCAGCGTTTTGGGGACGTTGCCGTTCTGTCGTTTGATGTCTAAACTGTTCATTTTACTGTTTGTTAAGTTTTATTTTTCTACGTAGGTAAAAAGCGCAGACCGCTATAAGTACCGAAGTAACCAGGGCTAACACTGCCCACAGCCGCCAGCTGCCGCGCTTGGTCTTCGCCTGTGCCGCGCTTTCGCTGTTCGCGGCCTGGCTCGACTGCGCTTTGGTCTTGACGTGTGCCGTGCTTTGGCCTACGGTCTGGGTGCTGTCGGTCTGCTCCTTTGTCAGTTCTGCTTTAACGTCGGCCTGCGTCTGGCTCTGGGTCTTGTCCCGATGCCTGGCGGTGGTGGTCGCTGTCGCGGCAGCCTTGACAGGCGGCAGTCCTGTGGTGGTGTCGGCGGGTTGCGTCGTGTCGAATAGCAAAAGGTGCAGGGTCTGTTCTATGCTGGCCTCTCTCTCCTGGTCAAATCTTTGCTTAAAGGCAGCCTCAAACAGACTGTCGACCTGCGCCTTTATTAGGTCATGCGTCGCCGATGTCGTGGCTCCTACGCTGTCGGTTGTGGCCGTGGTCGCACTGTTACTGTGCGTCCTTTGGCTGGTTGTCGATGTCCTCGTCACTCCACAGCTGGCGAGACACAGGGCACTCGTTAGCATGAGGGCAGCCAGGAATTTTTTCAATAGCTTTGCGGAATTTGTCAACATTGCGGCGTAGACTTGTTATTTCCTTTTGGAGCGGTTCAACGACAGTCTCTACCAGCATTTGGTTTGCCTTGCGCACGTTGTCCAGCTCCGAATTTTCCACAGCCGACAGTTTGGAGGCCACGTCGGCGCGCAGCGCGTCGATTTCGGCCTTGTACTTGTCGCGGGTCAATACAGAGCCTAACCACGCGCCCAGGGAGCCGCTTATGGCACTGCTGCCAATGATTGCGAGTAAAATTGTCGTTATTGTGCTCATTCAGGGGTGTTACTGCTTGATGCCTATCTTTGCCAGCCAGGCGGGCACGTTGAACGACGGGCAGGCCTTGGCGGCGACTTGATTGTGGCCGATTATCTTTACTTTGGGGTGGCGGCGGTGGAAGTCTTTAACGTACTTTTCCAGGGCGGCCAGCTGGGCGGGGGTGCGGGTGTCCTTCGGGGTCTTGCCGTCAGAGGCCAGACCGCCAGCATAGACCACATGGCGGCTGACGCTGTTGTAGCCTTTGGCTCCGTTGGTAATTTCCCAATCGTCCACCCAGGCGTCCTCGTTATTGGCGACCAGACGCTCCACGCTGCCATTTAGGTGGATTAGGTCGGTATAGCCCACCTGTTTCCACCCACGGCCACCCAGGGCGACGGGCGACGTGTGCCAGCGGCGTATTTCGTCCGCCGACACCTCGCGCCCCTCCTTGGTGGCTGTGCAGTGCAATACTAAATATAAAAGTTCTCTTTTCATTTAGTCGGGTGGTTAGGCTGTCTCTACGCTGCTGACGATTACGCCGCACGTCTGGTCGCCTTTGAGCGGCAGGCAGATGCCCCACTTGCGGAAGTTCACCAGGTTGCGGTGGTACAGCGGGTCGTTTACGGCCTCCTGGTAGTACATTTTCACGCTGCCGTTGGCTTTCATCATGCTGCCGACGTGGAAAGCCACAGAGGCCTGGCGGTCGGTGGCGGCGGCAGTAGTGCCGTAGGCCTTTTTGTTGCCCGCGCTGGTGTAATAGGGCGTGCCGTTGTATTCGTAGATGTCGAAGCCGTAGAGGCGGGCGATTTTGCCCTCGGTCTGGTTGATGTTGTAAGCGTCGCGGAATTTCTGGTCGGTCAGCAGCAGGTCGTTGATGTGGTCGCTGCACAGTACCAGCACGCGGTCGGTTGATGGGGTACCCATGCCGTCGAAAGCCGCCTTTAAGGCTATAATGTCGGCGGGCACCATGCGCTTGCGCAGGGTGGCGGTGTCCTTTTCGCCCGTGGTGCGCAGGAGGATGGTCTTTCCTGCCTCTGCCTTGTCGGGCGCGATGGCATGTATGGCCTTTTTGCGCACGCCCTCTTTAAGGGCTTCGCGGTGGCGTTCCTGCACGCTGGCCATTTTGTCATAGCTGACAGCGTGGAGCTCGTCGTCTGTTACGGGGGTGGCCTCGGTGTCGAACTTGTCCAGGCTGACGGGCTTGTCTGCGTCGTCCAGGGCTGTAATGTTCAGCGGGTAGGTCGTGTTATTGACCAGCACCTTGGGGTCGCCGCCTATCTCTGTGAAGTGGATAACGTCATTTTCCACATATTGATCGTAAGAGCGGATGCGGTCGTACCAGCCCAGGCATTCGGGCGCGGTGCGGAAGGCCTTAATCATTTCGCCCGTCCATATCTCGGTAAGGACGCCAGCGTGCAGGCTGCCAGCAGGCATGAAGCCGCCAGCTACCAGAGCCACGCCGTTAGCTACCAGCGCGCCCATGGCGGGCGTGCCGCCCACAGCGCACGACACTGTGGCTCCCATTGCGCTGTTTACGCCGATGCCGACAAGCATAAGGCACAGACAGCTGAAAATTTTGAAGATTGCTTTCATTGCGTTTACGGTTGTTATTGGTTATTTATTTGGTGTTTAATGCCTGTTTAGCGGGGCAGGTCGACGCCATATTCGGCCTTATACAGGCGGGCGTATTCCTGCGGCTGTTCCTTTTTGAGGTCTTCCACCTTGTCGGCGGGCACCTCTGACAGCTTCGCATAGGTCTTATGCTCGCCAGCGGCGGGCGCGCCGTTGCTGCCGTCGGTCTGGTTGATAAGGTTGAGGGGCTTTGTGGCGGGTGTCATGCACTCCAGCGTGGCGGTAAGCTGCTGCACGCCTACGCTCTTGCCCAGCGTAATGAAGTGGTCGCGCTTGGCCTCGGTGATGCGCTTGTCCTTGACCGCCTGGTCTACCACGGCGGTAACGGCGGCAAGCTCCATGCTCTTGGCCTTGTCTGCATTGTTTTTAAGCAGCTGCACAGCGTCGTGCACCTGCTCATCGGTCGCCGTCTCCGACAGACCGAGCAACTGTAAGGTCTCTTTTTTCATGTTACTGTTTATAATGTTTTTGTTATTGTTTGCCTCTGGCTCTTTGCCGTCGGCGTTCTCTGTCTTCTCTTCTGTCTTCTCTTCGGGCTTGGTCAGCTCCAGCAGGGGCAGGGCTTCGCTGGCTTCGCCTGCCGCCAGCGTAAGCAGCTGGCCGCCGTTGGTCAGCTGTAATGCGTCGTCGTTGCTGCCGATGTCCACAATGCTGACCTCTGTAAGTTTGGAGCGCAGAATCGTGGCGCGCGTCTGCCCTGGCAGCAGGTGCGCGGGGTCGACCGATGTCTCTATGATGTCCAGCCCTGCGCTGCACATGACCAGGAACCTGTTGTCCCACTTGTCGGCCACCTGTTTGGCGAATGGGTCGTTTAAGTCGAAAACGGGCGTACCTTTCAGCGCGTCCCCCTCAAAGTGCACATTTTCCACGCGCCCAATGGGCAGCGGGCTGTTATTGCTGAAACTCCTACGATGCATCCACAGGAGCACAGGGTTTTTTACAAACTGCGTTATGTCGATGCCCGCAGTTATTACACGGCTGCCGTAACTGTTCAGGCTGCTGGTGCTGATTATCATTTCTTTTGCCATTGCATTGCGTTGGTCGGTTAGTTTGACGGCAGACGGGCAGCCCTGTGCAGAACCCTATTTGTGCACATGTCGCGAGCTGCCGTCTGGTCGTCGGTCGGTCATTCACTTATGGGTTGTTGCGGCGGCAGGACTCGAACCTGCGACCTTGAGGGAATGAACCTCACGAGCTACCACTGCTCTACGCCGCGCTGTTTTCACTTCCGCCGCAAATTTCCAACCTTTTCCGCGCACTCGCAAAAAGAGTGTAAACTCTTGACACTCTTTTTTTTATTACACTATAATTTGCCGAATTTTGCGCCGATAAACAGTAATAACAACCCGCAGCGTCTGGGGTGTCCCATGCGCCGCATAACCGCATTAAAAAATATGAATGGCGACTAAAAAAGAGCGTGAAGAGAAAAAAGACTACGCCCGCATTCTGTTTATGCAGGGCGACAGCCAAAAGGTTATAGCTGAAAAAACAGGTATATCCCCCCAGACCATTACAAAGTGGGTCAATAGTGAGGGCTGGCAGGAACAACGCGCCGCGCAGAATATTACGCGCCCCGAATTGGTTAACAAACTGCTGCGAACCATTGACAAAATGCTTGAGACAGTCAACGCCTCCGAAGACCCCACAGCCATTAACGGCCTGGGCGATAAGCTGGCCAAATTCTCCGCGACCATTGAAAAGCTGGACAAACACACCAGCATCGTGGACGTTATCGAGGTATTTATGGCATTCAGTAAGTGGCTGCAATTTCAGGCACAGTTTGACGACGAAATTACGCCCGAACTCCTGAAAACCATAAACCACTACCATAACCAATATATCGATTATCTGATGCAGAACAAACTAATAAAATAACCACATGCCGAACTACGACAAACTGACGAAAAAAGAGGCGTTAGAGCTGTGGAAGCAGCACTGTGCCGACGTGCAGACAGCCACCATGATAGGGCGCGGCGAAACAAACGCCCAGCGGGAGCAGCGCATTAAGCGCGTGCGGGCTGATTATGCCGCGTTTGTCGATTACTATTTCCCGCATTACACCCAGAACGCCCAGACAGGCAAGCAGACCCCGTGCGCCCCGTTCCACATTAAGGCGGCCAAAGAGGTAAAGGCTAACAAAAACCTGCGCGCGGTCTACCGCTGGCACCGTGGCGCGGCCAAATCCACACACCTGGACATATTCATCCCCCTGTGGCTGAAATGCCAGGAAACGCGCGAAATAAACGTCATGGTTCTGGTGGGCAAAAGCGAAGACAACGCAAACACCCTGCTGGCTGACCTCCAGGCAGAGTTACAATATAACCAGCGTTATATAAATGACTTTGGCGAACAATACAACAGCGGCTCATGGGAAGAGGGGCAGTTTGTAACTAAAGACGGCACCGCTTTTTTTGCCCGTGGCCGTGGTCAGTCGCCCCGTGGTCTCCGCTACCGTTCACACCGCCCCGACTACGTCGTTATAGACGACCTGGACGACGACGAACTCTGCGAAAACCCCAACCGCGTGCAGCGTCTTACGGATTGGGTAAAGGAGGCACTCTTCGGCGCGCTTGACGGTGGCCGTGGCCGCTTTATCATGGTCGGGAACCTGATAGCCAAAAACAGCGTCCTGCAAAAGATTTCCGAAACTAAAGGCGTGCGCGTCTCGCAGGTCAATATTTTGGACGCGCAGGGCAATGTGTCATGGGCGGCCAAATGGACACGCGAAGAGGTGCAGGCCATTGAAGACTTCCAGGGGTACCGCTCATTTCAAAAAGAATACATGAACAACCCCATTGTCGAGGGTGCCGTGTTCCGCTCCGAATGGATACGCTGGGCAAAGCGGCCACAGTGGCGGCAGTTTGACGAAATTGTCCTGTATATCGACCCGTCCTGGAAGAGCACGCAGAAAAACGACTACAAAGCCGCGAAGCTCTGGGGTAAGGTCAAAGGCGGCCAGCTCTGGCACCTGCGCGCTTTCGTGCGTCAGGCCACCGTGGCCGAAATGGTGCGCTGGATTTACGACCTCTACGAATGGGCAGGCCGCACAGGCATAGCCGTAAAATTCTACGTGGAGGCCAACTTCATGCAGGACATGTTAATGGACGACTTCAAAAAGGAGGGCGAACTGCGCGGCTACCAGCTGCCCATTATTGGCGACAAACGCAAAAAGCCCGACAAATTCCAGCGCATTGAGGCAGCCGCCCCGCTGTGGGAGCGTGGCTTCGTCTTCTACGATGACAGCCAGAAAGACGACCCCGACATGCTGCGCGGCCTCGACCAGACGCTGGCCTTCCAGAAAGGTATGCGCGGCCACGATGATGCCCCCGACGCAGACGAGGCCGCTATCTCCATACTGCAAAAGCATTCCAAAATTACTAACTTCAAGCCGTCTTTCGGAAAACGGCGTAACGCAAAAAATGTAACATGGTAAAATTTATTTCAAAGCTCATGCGCGCCCTGGTCTTCGATTGGCGCAAAAAGCGCGCCATTAAGCAGGCGCAGAACGATGCCAACACCTACCGCCGCAAATTCCTGGTGCTCGTCAGGGACGGAAAGCCCGTCGTCGTCTCCATGCAGGGCGTTAAAAAGCTCATACGGCAGCACCGCTTTGCAAAGGGCTTCACTGCCGAAAAAGCCCGCGAAATAGCCATTTTTGAGGCCAACCCCCAACCCGTTAAAAAATAGTGCCCTATGTTCCTGACTGATGAAGACTATAAGGCCGTGTGCGATGATTTTGAGTTTGAACAGCTCCAGGCACACACCGAAATACGCAAGCAGGCCGAAGCCGCCGCCATGGAGAAAATAAGCTCCTACACCCGCGACCGCTACGACATGGACAAAGCATTTGCCCAAAAGGGCGCGTGCCGCAACCCCATGCTGGTGGACTGCGCCGTTAACATTACGCTTTACATCATGGTGCACCGCCTGCCGCAGTCTATGGGCAGCGACCGACGCGAGCAGCTCTATGAAGACAGCATAAAATGGCTGCGCGACGTGCAGGCCTCAAAGGCCAGCCCCGACATACCCAAATACATAGCCGAAGACGGCGACACCGACAGCCATAACCCCGTGCGCTTCGGCTCTGGCCTCGATAAGGTAGGCCGTTGCACATGGTAATTAAACAACCGTTAAACACTTGTTAAATGAACGTTTTACAGAAAATCGGCAATATCTTTACAGGCCGCCAGGCGTACAGCTCCGCAGAGGTGCGCCGCATTGCCGAATTTGTCAAAAGCAAAGAGGGTCGCCGCCTCACTGCCGAACTCATACGCCAGACTGACAGCCTGACCAAAAAGGACGTCGGCATGTGGCGGCAGGCCTGGCAAATGGCCATTAACGTAGACAACCCCAAACGCATGAACCTTTACGACATTTACACCGACTGCCTCGTAGACCTCCACCTTGAGGGCTGTATTGGCCAGCGTAAAGGCATGGTGCTAAAGCAAAAATTTCGCCTGGTCGGCGCAGACGGCAAAGAGGTGGAAAAGGCCACAGCCATGTTTGAGCGCGAATGGTTTAACGATTACTGCTCCCTGGCTCTCGACTCCCGCTTCTGGGGTCATTCCCTCGTACAATTCGGCGATATTGTGAAGACAGCCGACGGCCTGTCATTCGACGGCGTGGAGCTGGTGCCCCGTAAGCATGTATGCCAGGAACACGGCGTCCTGCTCCGTAACATGGGCGACGATTGGCGCGACGGCCTGCCATACCGCGAGGGCGAACTTGCCAGCTGGTGCCTGGAGATTGGCAAGCCCTACGACCTTGGCCTGCTCCTGAAATGCGCCCCGCAGTGCATAAGCAAAAAAAACATGCTGGGCTTCTGGGACATGTTCGGCGAAATTTTCGGCGCGCCTATGCGTATAGCCAAAGCCACCACCACCGACGACGCGGAACGTGCCAAAATTGAAGATGCCCTTGAGAATATGGGCAGCGCGTTTTGGGGTCTCTTCCCTGACGGCACCGAAATAGACATTAAGGAAAGCAGCAGGGGCGACGCTTACAACGTCTACGACAAGCGCGTAGACCGCTGTAACAGCGAAATTTCAAAAGGCATACTGAACCAGACAATGACCATTGACGCGGGCTCCTCCCTGTCGCAGTCTGAAACGCATTTAGACGTGTTCGAGAATGTCATAGAGGCCGACAAAAAGATGCTGGCCAATAACGTTAACGACCACCTGCTGCCGTTCATGCTGGCGCACGGCTTCCCCGTCGGCGGCCTGCGCTTTGAATGGGACGACGCGGCGGCCTTTACCCCGTCAGAGCAGCGCGAAATGGAGCGCGTGCTCCTGGAATATTACGAAATAGACCCCCAATATTTTACCGACAAATATAACGTGCCCATTGTGGGCGTGCGCGAAAAGAAAACACAGCCCGACTCTTTTTTCGCGTAAGCCCCGCGCTGGCCGGTCACCTGCGCAATAGTTACGGGGCGTTCCATGCAGCCGTTAACAGCCTCTATGAAGACGACACCCTCCAGCTGGCCGCCGACGACATGCCCAGCCTTGACCCCTCCGTCTTCGATGCCGTGGCCAAACTCATTTACGATGCTGGCGGCTTCGACATTAACCAGATTAAAGACCCCGCCGCCCGTAAGCTCATAAGTGAGACTGTGGCCGCCATTCAGCTGGGCGTCGATGCACATCTGCCCACCGACGTGCCCGACACCCTGCGCTATGCCCTGGAAGAAAACAGCTTTATTTTTTCAGGCTTTAAGACGTTCCACGCCATGCGCGAAATAGGCCTGTCGCTGGTCAACGACAAAGGCGAAATTAAAAGTTATAGCGACTTTCAGGCCGACGTGCAAAAGATTAACGCCACTTATAACACAAACTATCTTTACGCCGAATATAAACACGCCGTCGGCACCGCCCAAATGGCCGCCCGCTGGGTCGGCATTGCCGCCGACGGCGACCGCTACCTGTTGCAGTACCGCACGGCACAGGACGACCGCGTGCGCGAAGACCACGCCCTCATGGACGGCATAACCCTGCCCCCCTCCGACCCGTTCTGGGACAAATACTACCCCCCGAATGGCTGGGGCTGCCGTTGCACCGCCGTGCAGGTGCGCCGCGACAAATACACCACCAGCGACCCCGTGCAGGCCATGCGTCTGGGCGACAACTCTACCGAAGCGGCCAAACAGCAGATTTTCCGCTTTAACGCTGGTAAGACCCTGAAACTGTTCCCGCCCAAACACCCCTATTATAAGGCACCCAAAGCCGCGAAAAAAGTAATTACAGAGGTGGCAAAAGCCGAAAGCGAAGAGCAGCGCAAGGCTCGCTATAAAGCAGAACTGCCCAGCTACCTGACCGACACGGAACGCGAAGCCATAGCCCAGAACTGCGTCGAAATTGAAAACGAGCTGGCCATGAAAAAAGGCGCGGCCATGTCCGTGGAAGATGCCGACAAACAGAGTGCCAACCCCAAACACGGCAAAGGCTATGAATATAGCATAAATTGCCAGACGTGCGCCCCTGCCTACATGCTGCGCCTGCGCGGCTTTAATCTGACGGCCAAAGGTAACACCAGCGGCTCCCTGTCCCAATATCTGGCGCGGCAGCGGTCGTTTGAGGCATGGCTTAACCCTGACGGCTCCGCATGTTCTGGCGTGCTCACTGTGGATTGGATGGCCGCTAAAGGCTACAAGCGCATGAACGCGAAGCGTTACAAAGAATATTTTGAGGAAACGTGCAAAGAGCAGGGCGTTTATGTCCTTACTATCGGCTGGAAAGGCGGCGGCGGTCATGCCACCATTTTACAGAGGTTTGAGGACGGCACGCTGGCCTACATCGAGCCCCAGGTGTATAGTGCCGCGCTGGGCGCAAAGCGACCCATTGACGAACTGTGCAACGACGGCGGCGCGGTGCCCTACCGTAAGCGGGGCATTTTAAGGATAGACAACAAAATTTTTAATAAGAAATTTTTATCAATCTTTGACAAAGCGACTGATTAAGCGCAGAGCCTGGCGGCCTGTTACCTCCTCGACATGGCCGTCCCCGTACAGGTAGACAAACGGAAAGCCCGTGTCGGTATCTTCGGGAAAACAGTAACGCCAGACAGCGCGTCCCTCATACTGACCCAGGTAGGCGAAATTAGAGCCGTACAAGTCCGTTAGCTCCTTTGCCGCATTCTGCACGGCTGTGGGTACATTGGTTTTCATCATGCCACAAATTTACTATTTATTACTGACATACAAAAATATAATCGTAAAAAATAACAATGCGTAACGCCCAGCAGCTCAAAAAAGACATTATTAGCGACATGCGCGTGGAGCTGGCCGAAGAGTTTGACCGCAATTTTACGCGCAAGGCATTCTTTACCAAAAAGTGGAAAAAGCGCAAAGACCCAAACGCCCTCGGCTCCCTCCTGGTCGTTACGGGAAGCCTCCGCAGGTCAATACAGGCCAAAGAGACTCCCGACGGCGTGCGCTTCACATCTAACCAGCCCTACGCCACCGTCCACAATGAGGGCGCGAAAGGCTCCGTAACTGTCCGACAGCACACCCGCCGAAGCAAAAAAGGGAAGACGTACACAGTGAAGAGCCACAGCCGCACCATTAACATGCCGCAGCGTCAGTTTGTCGGCGACGGCAAAGAGACACGATCAATTATTCAGAAAGTAATAAACGACAACCTGGAACAATTCAACCAGGAAATAACAAAGACCCTCAAAAAATGAGAAAGCAAATTTTTTTGGCCATTGCCCAGCGCATCAAAGAGCGCGTGCCCGAAATTAAATTTATCGACCTGTGGAACGAACACCTGGCCGACATTACCAACAACACCGCATGGCCTACGCCGTCGCTCTTCGTGGAGTTTGAACCCTACGACGTGCGCCAGGAAAGCCGACACTGCGCCATGGCCGACATACCTGTGCGCCTTCACGTCGTTACCCGCGCCGTGGCATACTCCGCAGGCTGCCGCGACAAACGTCTGGCCGACGCGCTGGCTTACTTCGACCTGCTCGACAAAGTGCACGCCGCCATGGCCTCCCTGGCGGGCGAAAATTTCAGCACCTTAATGCTGACATGGCAGGCCACCAACCACAACCACGCCGAACTGATAGAAAGCATCGACCGCTACATCACACGCGCCCAGCTCACTGCCGCAGAGCGTAAGGCCACGCAGGTGGTCGTGGCGGCTCTCAAAATAAAAGAATGACCCGTAACACCTCCGACACGAAAAAAGCCCGCCAGCACTGCGCTGACGGGCTTTTCTGGTTAGTCCAACATGTCGCCGAACAAATTCGGCTCGTTGAGTGGTGGGGCTGGTGGGTCGGTCGGTATATTCAGGTAATTTAGATATGTTCTATAACTCATCGGGTAAATGGGGTTAATATACTTTTTCCACACAGCCTTGTAACATTTTGCATTGTTTCCTGGCTCGTAATAACGGTCGGTTAGGGCGCGTATCAATTTTGCCCGCGCCTCTGTGCTTTTGTAGCGTTTTGGCTTGCCCATTTCCCGAAAAATTCGTAACTTTGCTCGTCCTTTAATTCATCGGGGGCGCGGGCTTCAGGCTTTTAGCTTATGGGGGTCGCGCTTTTCTTATGTCCCTGCCCATGGTCATGCGTCTGTTACCGACAGGGGGATTATGTGCCAGCCTTTGTCGTCCTTATACTCCGCGCGAATGTATTGCTTCGTTTCGGCGGGCTGGTAGCTTTCCTCGATTATGCGCACACCCTCCTGGAATGTCTCGTCGCCGCTTTCGTCGGCCATTTTCCGAAGCTGGAGCACGCGGCTGGCTTTCAGCGTCCCCTTCTGGTCTCTTGCCAGCAGGCGCAGAACGGCATTAACCAGCGTGCGGCTGTTCTCGTCCTTGGCCATGCCCTCTATGTATTGTCGCACCATTTCGATGCCGTCTTCCACGGTGTCGCGGTATGCGTCCACCGTGTTACTGCCCAGCGTTATGCGCATCATGCCGTCGCTGGTCGTAAACGTGTGGCTGTGCTGCCCGCCCTCTTTGGTCAGGCTCATAACGTCGGCCTTTATGTCCAGCACGGCCTTGAAGTTTTCAAAGACCGTATTTTTTACGGTCTTGATTGCCTCCGAAAGGCTTTGCAGCTCTGGAATGGCGCACGCCACCTGCTCGTCCACCAGCTGGGCGTACATTTCGCGGTTTTCCTTGCGTCGCTGCTGGCGCGCGCGCTTTTCCTGCTCTTCTTTGAACGCGGCAAACTGTGCCTGTTCCTCTGCCGTCATTTCGACAGTCGTTGTTTTCTTTTCGTCCATTTTAACGGGGGTTTAATAGGTGTTTAACTCTTCATTACGTCCATGTAGTCTCGCGCGTTCTGGGGCTGTCCCAGAGCCATAGAGGCTATAACGTTACACACTGCGCCGACAATAAGCAGCGCGCCGCCTACCACGGCAAACGGCAGGCTCACGGCCAGCCCTACGTAGGTTTTTACTGTTTGTTTCATCTGTTTGTTATTTTTTTGGGGGTTATTACTCGTTATCATCGAAGACGGCCTCCTCGCGGTACTCCTGCAAATTGGCCTGGGTCTCGCACCATTGTGCCAGCTCGCGCATGAACCAGCAATATGTTTCCGTGTCCATGTCCATGGTGGCCTCGTTGATGCTGCGCTGTGTCTCGCGCATGGTCGGGGTTGTGTCCATTGTTCAGTTAAATGCTTTTAGGCCGCCGTCGGTGTTGTAGATAAGCACCACCTTCTGCGGCGGGTTGGTTACGTCGTCCACTGCGTCGTGGTCTTTTACTTTGTTGTTGAAGAGATACACCAGGTTGCGCAGTCGCTCCAGGGGGATTTTATTAAAGTCGGTCTGCTTCGTGGCGCGGCAGGCTATGGCTTTAATGATTGTGGCGTTGCTTTCACGCCCGCACATCTTTAGCCAGCTGCCTATGGCCGCCATGCACTGCTTCCGCAGCTTGTCATATTCGGCCTGCTTCCCGTTGGCCTGGCGAGACAGCTTGCCGCAGAGGTCTACAAGGTCGTGCGTGTCTATGTCCCTGCTGCTCTCCACGCCGTAGGCTTCTATGAGCGACTGCTTCTCGTCGTCGCTCATGCCCAGCACGCTGCAAAGCGTGTGGAACTTTTTCAGCAGCCCTCGGTGGATTTCGTCCATGGTCTTGTTTTCTTTCATTGTCGTAATGCTTTTATAGTTCTGCCCAATATTCGCGCGCGCCCTGCTCCCAGATTGTGAAGTCCTGGCCGCCCTCGCCTTTGTCGCTGTCCTCGTAGCGGGTCGTGGCAAATGCTTTGTAACCCTCCACGCGGATTTTTATGTCTGCGTCATAGCGTATGTTTTTAGCCATGTTGCCCTTTGGCTGGCCTTTGTCTTCGTGGGCTATGAAGACAAACAGGGTGTTGGGGTTGTCGTCTTTTAGGCGGGTGTAGTCGCGCATGGTAAAGCCTATCCAATAATTTACGCTGTCTATGACCACCACGTTGGGGGCGTTCTTTTTCGTCAGTCGTTCCCGTATGTCTTTCAGGCTCTCTTTGCACAGCAGTATTATTTTGCTGCCTGCCTCTTCCATGCCGACGCGCTCCCATGCCTTTTGTAGCGACAAGCTCAGACCCTGCTCCAGGCTGTTGTATGCCACCCTGCCGAAATTCGTAAGATATTTGCACAGCTGCATTACGTAGGTCGTTTTGCCTGACCCGCTGCCGCCGTACACTATCCACGCGCCCCGCAGTTCTGGCCGTCCCAGGCTCGCAAGCCACGCCCCTGTAAATGGGGCTGTGTCAAACTTCGCCTGCATCACGTTCTTATTACTTATCGCCCTGCGCATGTCGTTAATGGTTTAGGTTGGCTATGGTGTGCTCCAGGGCTTCCACCTTGGCCGTTACGTCTTCCTGGGTCGTGCCCGTTATGGTAAAGACCAGCTGACGCTCGCCCTGACGGCGGCGGCCTGCGCACACCTCAATGTCGAATGGCAGAACGTCGTCCTTTAGCCACTCAACCAGCAGGGCGGGCACCGCTGCCGCGCTCATGCGGCGTTTAACGTGCAGTGTCATGCCGCGCCTCCTTTCTTTTTGGCCGCCCATACTGCCCGCTTTACGCGGCGCAGGTCGCATTCTGCCCCCGCTATTATGTCCTGTATGGTCTTCGCGTCCGTTACCCCGTTGGCCTTGCATACGGCTGCAATGTCTTCGCCGTTGATAACCTGGAGCTGCACGAACTTGCGGCCTATGCGGCTGTATATTTCCTCATAGCCTTTCTTTTTCAGCCTGACCCCGCGCTCTATGCGCTTTTTAAGGTACTCTGTGGCGACCATGATAATGCCGCAGTGCCCCTCCAGCTGGTTGTAGAGGCTTATAAAGAAATAGAGCACCTGGTCGCGCAGCTTGTCGGCCTCGTCCAGAATGATAAGCGGTGCGTCTGCGCTGTTTAGCGTCTCCACTATGGCGTCCATTTGTTCGCTCACTGTGCCGCTCATGTCCTTGCCCAGGGCGCGCAGCAGCTTGCTTATAAACGTCGGCCTGTTCCAATATTCGGAACACATAAGGTGGTACACGTTGGGGCGGCTCTTCGCGTAGCTCTTTATGGCCTCCGTCTTGCCGCAGCCAGCAAAGCCCGTTATGGCTATTACCAGGCTTTCCTCCTTGGCCTGCTCCATTAAAAAGGCCATGCGCTTGTAGGCTCCTGTTTTCACGATTTGCCACGCGCTGCTGTCGTGCCCTATCTGGGCGGCCAGCGCGCGCCACAGCTCGTCGCTGATTGTGTCCCACTGTCCCGACAGCATCTTGCTGACCGTGGCAGTGCTTATGCCGTTCAGGCTACGGGCGGCTTTGTTCTGGCTGCCCATTTTCTCGCAGTATTCTTTGAGCCGTGCGGCTATCTGCGTTTTTTCGTCCTTAATCATCTTTTTATCTGGTGTTAAATGGTTGGTTAAAATATGTCGTAGCTTTCGGGGTCTTCCTCCTGCCACCCCACGGGCATGGCGGGCGTGCGCTCCACTGTTTCATACTCCACGTCAGTAATGGCCTGCGCGCTTAACCGTTGCTGTGCCGCTGGGAGCTTGTGCTGCCCGTGGCTGTCCGTCAGCAGCAGACGGCCTAACAGTAACGCTTCCTGCCTGTCCGTGTCCTGTATCATGCGGTCGACCGTCTCGTAGGCTTCGCCCAGCTGGTCGGTTACATGCTGCTCCAGCTCCTTGTTAAAGGCTCTGATTGCCTCCAGCTGCTCCGCGTCCCCCTCTCTGCGCTCTGCCAATGCCATGGGCTGCACATACTTTTCGCGCAGCATGTAACGGCGGCTGCCGTCTTCATTCACGGCCAGCACCTCCGTGAGGTCGTCGGGGTCAAAGCGCACCTGCCATTTTTCGCTGGCGTGCTCTCTGAATGTCAGGTCGAAGGTGTCGTAATCGCGCTTAATGCCTAACAGCGTCGGGCGCAGGCCGCAGCCCTCTATGGCGTTGGTCATGCCCGTGGTGGCTCCGAAATACAGCAGATAATTTTCCTTTGACAGCGGCAGGCGGTGCTCGTCGCTCAGGTTGGCCAGCATCTGCATGAACTGCGCGCGCTTGCTGGCGCGCTCATAGGCCATTATTTTGTGTATCTGTTCGCGCACCCCCTGCTCGTCGGGGAAGCTGTGGCGTAGAGCGTTCAGGGCTTCGCTGTTCGGCTGCTTTTTCGGGTTGGTCGTTACGCCGTAGCCGCTCCAATTATCGAACTTCTGGCAGTAGGTCGTGTTTAGGTAGTTGAAATATGGCTCGATGGGCTTTGCCTTGGCGTTGTGCGCCCGCGCGGGCGTTACGTGCTTCGACATTACCTGGTACAGGTCGGTCATGGTCTTAATGGCGTAGCGGTCGCACTGTATCTGATACGCCCGCATCATCACGCCCACCAGCTCGCGGCTGTGCTGCGCGGCATTGCGCAGGGCTTCGGCTATAAGCGCGGGGGTCTCGTGGCTCCCTATGGCGTAGCCTATGGGGTAATTACAGCATGGGTCGAGCACCACTTCAAGCGTCAGGCGGTTGTGGTAGGTCGTCGTGCGCTGGCCTTTTTTGTTTACTGTCGTCTGCTGGAAGAGCAGCTCGCATGTCCAGCCGTCAAGCGTCCACATAAGGAACGGCGCGGTCGGGCGGCGGCGTTTTACTTGCATACTCCTTTCGTTGCGGAAATTCGTTGCACCCCTGCGAGCGGCTGCCGTTACCAGGTCGCATTTTTCGCGCCACACGGCCACCGCGCTGGCTGTTATCTGCGGCCAGCCTTTCACCTTGGCCACGCTGTTGTATCTGCGGGCGACCTCCGTGTCGGGCAGGTTGTTGTGGTGTGCCAAAAGCACCTGCATGGCTGCCGTCTGCTCGTCGTCCAGCACCTTGGCCGCGTTCTTATTCTGAAACTTGCGGCTAATCATGCACTCATAGCCCACCTGCTGAAATTCGGCATACTTCATGCGCAGGCGGCGCGGCGACTGCGGCAGGCTGTTAGGCCAGCGGTCGCACAGGCGCGGCAGCGCGGCGGCGGCCTTTGCCCAGAACTCCCCAGCGTTCATCCTGGCTTTGCTCTGTCTCATGCGGTGGCTGTTCGCACGCTCCAGCATCTGACCGAATGCCCGAAGCACCGCGCAGTTATTGGCATACTCTTTTTGCTTCTCCGTCGTCAGGTGCCGCCCGTCGCTCAATACGTAGTCGGCATAATACTGCATCGCCTTGCCGTCTGGCTCCACGCTCTCCACAAATGGCTTGCTTTCGGCCTGCTCTTTCAGGTCAGGAAAGCGGCGGTAAACCTCCGCGCGGTATTGCACGGGCAGGCTTTCAACCTCATAGAGCGCACAGGTGCCATAACATGCGCGGCGCACCTGCGTAACCTGCCCACGGTGTTGCAGCTGGCGCAAATTGGCCGCTGTCATTATGCCGCTGGTTAGCTCCGCGTGGCTTATGCAAAGCGCACTGTTATACATTTCCATGGTGCCAGGCTTTAGAGGGTTACGACTGAATTTCCACAGAGTTTAACGGCCTCCTGCTGAATGGTCGGGAACTCCGACAGCTTCACGCTGTCCCAGCTCTTTACCACTTCGCCGTTTTTAAGCAGCTCCACGCGTCCCGTGTTCTTGTCGGCCTCTATCATCACGCCAGCGGGGAAATACTGACGCATGAAGCCCTCAGCGTCGTGTATGGTCTCCATGGCGGGGGTCAGCATCAACAGCTTGCCGTCCCTCTGCTCTGCCGCGCGACGTATGCGCTGGCTCTTCGGGCTGTTGTCGCGGAACGACAGCGCGCGCCATACGCTTACGCTGGTCGTATTGAATAGCTTTACAAGCATTTCACGGGTCTGCTTGTTGACCTCGATTTGTTTTCTGGGTGTCATGTCCTTTAATATTTTACGGTTGGTAAATTTCGTTATGTGGCCGTTTTTTCGTAACTTTGGCCGCGCTGTAATTTCTTACAACGTCGCAAAGTTCGTAATTTCTTACGACACCACCAAATAAAATCGTAAAAAATTACGACCACAACCTAAAAAATAAAATTATGAGCAGCACCATAAATGACCGAATAAAGGAACTTGTCGCAGAAAAAGCAGGGGGCAAAAACACCGTATTTGCCGAAAGGTTAGGCGTTTCCGAGGCTAACATTCGCAGTTATGCCAGGGGAGTAATGCCCAAAGCCGACATATTAGAGAAAATCGTAATAACATACGAAGTTAACGCCATGTGGCTGCTCACGGGTCTGGGGTATAGCTCACTGCCAAACCAGCCCGAAGAGGTCAGGACACCGCTAACAGACCAATCGGCACTAACGGAATTTTTTCGGCAATATGAGCCATATATCCAGCAAAAGGACGCGAAGATTATACAGCAGGCCGAAGAGATTGGCAGGCTTCGGGAGCAGGTCGCCCAGCTCACACAGCGGCTGCAAAAAAATGCCGATGCTGCCGACACGTCCGTTACTGCTCATGTAGGCTAATGGGGTGGGCATGGATAGCCCCGCGCGACCCCCTGAAAAGACCAAATGAACCTTAAAACGCTGTTTTCTGCACGGCAAAAGGCCGTTAAATGCTTTTAAGTGCTTGAAATACAATGTAATTAACCCCAATTTTTAGGGGTCGTTTTCCTGGGCGTTAAATGGAATTAAAGGGGGTGTTTCTGCCCGTTTTTCGCGGTTTTTGCCGCCTTATTTTCCATTAAAGGGGGCGATGCTTGCACAAATCGTCACCCCATTTGTCACCCCAACTGTCACTCCAACCCCATTTTTAGGCCGTTTTTGACCCCGCGACCAGCTACGAAATGCGCCCTTTTTTGGGTGCTTTTTTCGGCCTCCAGCCCTGCCCGTTTAACGGTGCATTTAACACCCGCGTTAACACCCGCCTGCCACCCGTCGCCATGTCGCCCATGAGCGCGCAGCCATGCCCCTGCCGCCCCTCCACAGGCCGCCCAGACACCACCCGCCAGGGGTCATTTCCGTGGCCGCGCGCAAATGGTCGCCGCCACGCCGTCAGGACTGCCCGCCACAGGCCGCTATAAGCCCGCTGTCGTGCGCTTTGCGCCTCGTCTGACCAACTGCACCACCCACGCAAAAAGAGCCGCCAGGCGCGCCGTTTTTAGCGGTCATGCCCAGCGGCTCGATGCCGTCCAGCTGGCGGTCGTCAGGAGGCAGCGTTTTGATGCCGCGCAGCCACCATTTTGCCCAGCCGATTAAACCAAATTAAACCAGAATTAAACCCCGATTAAAGCCCCATTTAACGGGGGCGCCCCAGAAATTAAACCAAAATTCAACCAAATTCAACTTTTTGCACGTTTCGTTTTTCCAGCGTCCAGCCCCTCAAACCTCTGTAACTCCCTATAAATAAAGGCAAACCGTCCAATTATCCACCAACCCAATTATGCTCGCTTCGTTTTCCTGCCCATA